CACGTATTTCGACAACAGGGGTCGGATACAGATCGAGCCGAAAGAGTTGGTCAAGGACAAGATCGGGTTTTCGCCCGATGATTTGGACGCGGCGATCCTGACGTTTGCGCAGCCGGTGGCGGAGCGGATCAGGAACGTGGTGCAGATGCCGATCCGGCGGTCGCGCGAGGTCGAGGAATGGTCGCCGATGGCGGCGTTGAAGGCGGATGGTTATGGATTCATGTGAGGTGGCAAGGCTGTGACGCATCTTCTCGGCATGTCCGCTCCGGCCGCGCCCGCGCCGCCGCCCCCGCCCCCGACGCCGGCGGTGATGGCCAATCCGCAGCAGATGCAGGCGCAGGCGCAGGCTGGATTGCGCGCTGCGGCTGAGGCGGGCGCTGGGTATGGCGGGACGTTGCTGACCGGCGCGCAGGCTGCTGCCGCGCCCGAAACCGGCAAGCCGATGCTGGGGTCCTGAGCGTGACAGCAGCGGCGGCGCGCAAACGGTATCTGCAGGACGGCAAAAGCGGGCTGAATCCGGTCAAGCCGTACTACTTCGACGCGAGCACCTCGTTGCTGGCCGCCGAGCCGGCCAATCCGTCGAGCGCGCTGCCGGTCGCGCCGGCATATCTCGGTTGGCCAAGCATGTTCGCGCACCTCGAAGCGAGAAACGCGGCGCTGAAAACCTGGCGGCTGTCGTGGTGGCGCACCTGCGGCGACATCGCCCGATTCGAGTTGCCGCGGCGGTTTCACTACTGGCTGACCGAGAACGACTACCAGCGCGGCATTCGCAAGGATGGCGCCATCCTGAACAACACCGCGACGCTGGACGGCGAGACATGCGCCGGCGGCGTGATGACCGTCTGCACGGACCCGGATCGCCAATGGCTCAAGCTGGGCGCGCCTCCTGGGGTGGAAGTCGATCGGGTTGGGCAGATATTTTTCGATGACCTGACCGAGCGGCTGCGGTTCGTGCAGGATCGGACGAGTTTCTACGAAAGCCTCAGCCAGTATTACGAGGACCTTGTGTTCTTCGGGACCGGCGTGGCAATGGACTACGAGGACAAAGAGAACATCTTCGTTTCAACAAATCCGTGCAGCGGCGAGTATTGCCTGACGAGTGCTGCGGATGGCGAAAGCGGTGAGTTGTTCATCGAGGAACGAAAGACGGTCGAGCAGATCGTCAACCAGTTTGGACTTGAAAATTGCCCGAACGAGGTTGTGAACGCTTGGCGGCAAAAGGGCGGCGCGCTTGAGCAGGAATTTGTCGTCGGGCGCGCCATCGAGCCGAATTTCGCGATCGTCGGCGAGGGCGGCAGCGATGTCGGGCGGCTGCCGGGGCATTTCTCGTGGCGGGAAATCTATTGGGTGATTGGGCGCGCCGGCACCGGGCCGTTGTCGGTCGCCGGGTTTCACGAGAAGCCGTTCGCGGCGTCGCAGTGGCATCGGGTGTCGAATGACCCGTATGGGCGCGGGCCGGGCTGGACGGTGCTCGGCGACACGATCGAGTTGCAGATCCTGACGGCGCGCGAGGCGGAGTTGGTCGAGAAGATGGCGCGACCGCCCATGTCGGCGCCGGTCGGGCTGAAAAATGAGCCGCATTCGACCAAGCCGGATCATGTGACGTACTACGACGCGCAGACCGGCGCGCCGCAGTTCAAGCCGGTCTATGAGCCGAATCCGCAGGGGTTGATGGCTATTCGCGGGGCGATCGAAGGCGCGCAGGACCGCATTCACCGGGGCATGCACGCCGACCTGTTTCGGATGATCCAAGAGTTGTCGGATCGCAAGGGTGACGTGACCGCGACCGAAATCGACGCGCTGCGCGAAGAACGCCTGATGCAGCTCGGCTCGGTGATCGGGCGGGTGTATCGCTACGGCATTCGTCCCCGGATCGAGCGGCAGTTGTCGATCCTGCGTCGCCGCGGCCTGTATCCGCAGATTCCGCAGTCGCTGGCCAAGGTGCCGCTGCAGATCGAGTTCATCTCGATGCTGACGCTGGCGCAGCGCGCCGGCGCGGTTGGGTCGATCGAGCGCACGTTCTCGTTCGCGCAGGCGGTCGGCGCCGATCCCCGCTTTGCCGACTCGGGCGATGTGCTGGACGCCGATGAGGCGGTTCGCGAAGCGGCAAGCTTGAGAGGCGCGCCGTCGCGCATCATCCGCGGCGCGGCGGACGTCAAGAAGATTAGGGCCGCGCGCCAGCAGCAGGTTCAGGCGGCCCAGCAGGCGGCGACGGCGCAGGCAGCAGTTGCAGGCGCCCATCAATTGAGCCAAACCAGCATGTCGTCTGACAACGCCCTCGGGGCGATGCTGAAAGGGCCAGGCCAGTGAGCGCGAAGTTGAAGCCGTTGGCGATCAAGGTGGGGTCAGTCGTGCGCGACGCTGACTCGCGGCGGCCGATGACGGTGCTCAAGTTCGTCGGGCATTCCTTGGCGACGTGCGAATTTTCAGACGCGGGCGAGCGCAAGGAAGTGACGTTCCCGATCGACATGCTGTTGTTGCTCAAGCCATGAGCCGCGAAACCGAATTTGTGCAGCGTCACAAGGAGGACTTGCGGCGCGCGATTGAGTTGTGCCGGCAGCTTGAGAAGAACCAGGTGGAGATGAGCCTGCGCGGCCGGCCCACCCGCGAGCTGATGGCGGTCTGCAAACGGTTGGAATCGACGTGCCGGCAGATGGCGCATGAGCGCGGCGACGACTTCACCTGGTTGCAGTTGGGGCACCACTACGCGCAGTTGCAAAAGCTGGTGCTGCGGCTGCGGACCAAGGAGAAATGGGCGCAATTTGGCGATCTGGCCAAGGTGTTTGAGGTCGGCATCGCCAAGTTTGACCAGCTTACCGCGCAGGCGCGCGGCCTTACGTCGTTGTCTACGTCGCCGCTGCTGATTCTGCCCAAATTCCTGCGCAACCAGCCGCAGCCGAGCGGCTTGATCCTGCCGCATTGATGAGCGGCGTTGACGCGGGCCGGATTGCGCTGGCCGAGGCTTCGATTGAAGCCGCCCTGGACCCGCTTGCCGCGCAGCGCGCCGCCGACGATGAGCGCGACCGCAAGCGGGCGGACGGCGAACGAAAAGCGTTCCTCGTCGGCTTGATGCAGAATCCGATCGGCCGGGCTTGGCTGAAAGAGTTGCTGGACGAATTCCACGCCTTCGAGACGCGGTTTGCATCGGTCAACGGCTACGCCCGCGACGAGATGGGGACCTGGGTGCTGGCCGGCGAGCAGCGGTGCGGCTGGAAGCTGTGGACGATGCTGGATGAGGCCGACCCGATTTCAGCGTCCCGGTTGCGGCGCGGCCTGTGACGGTTCGGCCGGCGGAATTTTCGGCAACGTCACCGTAACCCAAGCCGGCCTCGTTCTGACGCCATCGAATACCAGCGGGCCGAATGTGTATTCGGGCTTTTGCTGCGCGGTCGTCTTAAAATCTTTTGTCATGCTCAACACCCGATAGGTTCCATGTCCGAAAACAGTAACGCAGCCCCGGCTGCCGCGCCAATTGAATCCGCGCCGGCCGCAGTCACTTCTGCGGCGCCCGCGGCGCCCGCCGCGCCCGCCGCAGCCATTGTCCCGGCCGCGCCATCCACGTTCCTCACGGACGCGCCGGTCCCGGCCGCCGCTGATCCTGTGGCGCCCCCGGCCGTCGATCCGCCCGCTGCCGACCCCGCCGCGCCGCCGGTTGAGCCTGTCGCGCCGGCCGCGCCCGAGCCGATCGCCTACACCGAGTTCACCCTGCCCGAAGGCATCGCGCCGGCCGCTGAGCCGCTGGCCGAAGCCACCAGACTGTTCGGCGAGTTTCGGCTGCCGCAGGAGCAGGCGCAGAAGCTGATCGACCTTCACGCGCAGCAGTTGCAGCAGTTCGTCGCCGCGCAGCAGGAGCAATCGACAACCTACTGGAATCGCACCAACGCGGAATGGCGGCAGGCGTTCGAGGCGGACCCGCAGATCGGCGGCAACCGCAAAGACACTGCGCTGAACACCGCACGCGGCGCGCTCACCGATCTCACGCCGGACCCGGGGCAGCGCGCCAAGCTGTTCGAGGGCCTGACCCTGACCGGCATGGGCAACCACCCCGAATTGATCCGCGTGATGAACGAGGCGGGGCGGCGAATGCAGGAAGTCTACCGGGCAACCGGCACGACAAACTGGACCGACGCGATGAAGAAGCTGGCCGAGCCGCGGGCGGCACCCCCCGGCAACGTCCCCCGCGCTCCCGGCGCTGGGGGTTCTCCCGCGCAACGCCGCTACGCCCGCGGCAAGTAGAAGGAAATAGGCTGTGGCAACTGGACAATATCTCTCGCTGGTCGATCTGGCGCGACGCACCGACCCGGATGGCGAGGCCGCCGACATTGCCGAGATGCTTTCTCAGGCGAACGAAATCTATGACGACATGGTGTGGAAGGAAGGCAACACGAACACCGGCCACGTGTACACGATGCGGACCAGCATCCCGAAGGGGTTCTGGCGCTTCATCGGCCAAGGCGTGCCCGGCGTAAAGTCCACCACTGCGCAGGGCCGGATCAATTGCGGCGATCTGGAAATGCAGTCCACGATCGACCTCAAGTTGCTGGAAATGTCCGGCGACCCGGATCAGACCCGCTACGAAGAGGACAACGCCATCCTGGAAGGCGCGTCGCAGACGCTCGCCTATCAGTATTTCTACGGCAACGCGAACACCAACCCGGCGGCGTTCACCGGCCTGTCGAACTATTACAATACCGGCGTGGTGGCGAACTCGGCGAACGCGGTCAACGTGTTTTATGGCGGCGGCGCTGGCACCAACAACGCTTCTATCTGGCTGATCGGACATTCACCGCGGTCGATCTATTCGGTGTTCCCGAAAGGCCAAAAGGCCGGTGTGGAACTGATCCCGATGGATTACGTGATGACCGTGCTGGATTCGGCCGGCAACCCGTACCGCGCCAAGCAGACGTGGTTTCGCCAGATGGCCGGGCTGTGCGTCGAGGACTGGCGCTGGGGCGTTCGCATCTGCAACCTCGACGTGACCTCGGCCATCGCCGGCGGCCTCGCCGGGCCGAACGCGGCCGACATCTTCGCGCTGCTGTCCAAAGCCGTGCTGCGGATGCCCAAGCTGGCGCTGAAAGACTCGGGCGTGACCGAGACGGACGCGCGCAACGAGAAGGGCATGACGGTTCGCCCGGCAATCTACGCGAACCGGCTGATGCGCGGGTTCATGGATATCCAGGCGATCCGCGACAAGAACGTGCTGCTCGGGCCGAAAGACTACGCCGGCGAAGCGGTTACGTCGTTCCGCATGATCCCGATTCGCGTGGTCGATCAGTTGCTCTCGACCGAAGCAACCGTAGTCTGACGCGCCCTCACACATAGCCCGAAAGGGGTAAGACAATGCTTCTCGACGCTCAGTTGACGCTGGACAACGGTTCCAGCCTCGTCGTCGCCGCGCCCGGCCAGGCATCGGCCGGCGTGATCGACTATCTCGGCCTTGGCGTAGGTCAGGCGCCCACGTCGTTTTTCGGCGTGCAGAATGCGGTGTTCGGCGAGGATGTCGGCATCGGCGACGGCATGAGTCCGCCCGTCGTCGTGTGCGTAGTCGGCACGACGTTCGCCACCGCCACCGGCGCCACCCTGCGCGTGCAGTTGCAAGAATCGGTGGATAGCGGCGCCGCCGGCGCGCCGCCTTACTCGCCGAATGCGTGGCAGACTATCTTGCAAACGGCGGACCTGACCGCCGCGCAGCTCACCGCCGGCACCAAGATCGCGGAATTTGCCATCCCGCCGCGCAATCCCGGCCAGGCGTTCCCGCGGTTCTTGCGATTCTACTATTACCTCGCGGTGGCGGGATCGTCGTTCACGGCGGGCACGCTCGCTTATGCGGGCGTTTCCACTGGCCGCGACGATGCGCCGCTCTACCCGGCCGCGTTCTGAAGGAAATAGAACATGCTTGGATCAAGCCCCACACCTCGCGTCAAGCTTCGCGCCCCCACCGGGCGCGGGGCTGGCAGCGAGCAAGATGACGACAATTGGCAGCCGTCCGACGCCGATCTTGACATCGGCGCGGCGGCTGCACCGCCCGCTGCGTCTGACGACGGCGCCGCCGCGCGCATCCTGGAAGCCACGTCGGACCCGGTCATCGCTCAGGCGATCGAACAGTTGGTCGCGCAGCGCGTCAAAGAGGCGCTCGGCGGTGCCGCGCCGCCGGCCGCCGGCGGGGTCGATCTCGTCGCGGCGATGAAGGTGCTGGCCGGCGAACTGGCCTCTGCCATCAACCGCAACGCGTCAGCCACGATCGAGCAGATGCCCGGCCACATCAAGGCGCTGCCGGCCGAGGAACTGGAAGCCCGCAAGGGTGCCTGGGTCGACCTGCAAGCCGCGCTGCGGCAGACATCCAGCAACTACCGGGCGGCCTATGAGCGCGGCGATGCCGTCGAAGCCGAACGCCTCGCGCCGATCTACCTGTTGGAGCAGGATTTCTTCAACGGCGAGGACGTGATGGCCGAAGGCGACACAATTTGGTGGTTCGGCGTTCCTGGAACGTTCATGCGCCCGCAGAACGACATCGCCAAACACCTCGTCACGCTGGCTTCGCGTAGTCAGGGCGATCAGCCGGCGCCGTCGCTTGAGGACGTGGGCGTGCTGTATTCGCAGATCGGCAAGCCGTTGCCGGGCAGCATTTTCGAGCAGCCCCGGCCGGACGTGCCGGTTCTTGCCCGCCGCAACCCGGCGCTGCCGATGGCGGGTCGCGTCGACACGCCGACGCAGAACGTTCGTCCGCAGCGGATCAACGGCACGATGGTCCAGGAAGAACACATTTCGGTGCGCGCCGTTCGCGGCGGTCCCGACACGCATCCCGGCCGCGACGGGAACACTCGGTTCGCCGGCGGCCTCAACATTGCCGCGTGAGCGGCCTTCTCAGGTAAGGAGTCTCGCTCATGGTCTATCAGCCCGGCGTCATTCAGGAATCGGCGCTGACGGGCACGGAAATCGTGTTCGTGGACAACGGCGCCGCGCAGACCACCGGCGTTCCGGCCAGCAAGTTCTGGCTGCTGCCTTCGGGCACGTCGGCGGCGGCGCCGGGCGCCTTGTTTTATGAAAGCGCCGCCAGCGGCCTCACGGCGCACGCCGGCGGCGGCCAAGCCAACGCGCTACAGCTCGTCAACGAGTTGAACCGCGTCTCGACCGTCGCCACCATCGGCGACAGCGTTGCTTTGCCTGCCAGCGCGCCGGGCCTGACGATTATTCTTGAGAACGCCGGCGCCAATCCCATGCAGGTTTATGGGCTGGGCACGGACACGATCAACGGCGTGGCGTCGGGCACCGGCGTTTCGCAGATGGCCGGCTCGGTCGTAATTTATACCTGCTACGCTGCCGGGTCTTGGTTCGCCAACGGCCTCGGCACCGGCTATGCGGGATCGCTGGAAACGTCGAGCACCACCACCAGCATTACGGCTTTCGCGGCGGGCGGACAGGCCAGCGCCACGGCGCTTTCCTCGATGATCAACAACGTGACGACGGTGGGCGCTGCGAATGCGTCGGTCAAGCTGCCGGCAAACGCGGTGGGCATGACCATCACCGTCATCAACAACGGCGGCAGCAACAGCATGAACGTTTATCCCGACGTGGGCAGCACCATGAACGGAACGCTGAACGGCGCGCAGGCGGTCACGACCGGGACGGTCACGATTTTCTACTGCGTTGCCGTAAACACCTGGGTTTCCAAGTAACCTCTGAACCTCACACCGGAGAACAATGATGAAGCGCATCCTCTTGGGCGCAGCGGTTGCGCTGGGCCTTTCCTCAAGCGCGTTCGCGCAGTCCACCGTGCTGACGCAGGTGCAGACGATCGGCCCCAATGACCTGTTTTGGGACGTGCCGAACGGCCTCGCCACGCCGGGCGGCTATTTCGCGTCGTCAGCTCTGGTCGGCAGCTACGCGCAGGTGGTTCCGGGCGGCAACCCCGAGAACATCATCCCTGGCGGCGATGCAACCACGAACCTGTTCGCGCATGGAACCACCGGCGCGAGCGTGACCACGACGCTCACGTATGGCGGCCCGAACAGCTTCGCCTATTGGTCGGGCGCCAACACCGCGATGACGATTTCGCAGGACAGCACGGCAAGCGATCTGCTGGTCGGCAACAAGTACGCGTTCAAGATGGCGCGCACCGCCAGCCAGACCGGCGTTGTGCCGATGTGCATGATCCACGAAGTAGAGTCGGCCAACAGCTATCAGTTTGCCGGCCAGACGGTCGAGATCGACGCCTATGTCTACGCGGGATCAAATTTCAGCGGCACCGGCGTCACCGGGTATCTGATCTACGGCACCGGCACCGATCAGGGCACGGCAAGCGCGGCGTTTGGCCTCAATGCGGGCGGCGGCGGCGGCTCTGCGTGGTCCGGGCAGACCAACCTCGTCGGCCAGACCATCGCGATCGCGGCCGGCAACGGCGGGCGCATGACCTGGGCGGCGGCAATCCCGGCCGCGGCAACCGAATTGGCGGCGGCGATCTGCTACACCCCTTCGGGGACCGCCGGCGCGAACGATTACATCGCGCTGTCGGACATCCAGCTTGCTCGCAACAGCGCGCTCACGCCGGTCGTTGGCACCACGGGCGTCGCGCTGGCGCTGAATGACAACCGCGCCAAGAACTTCGCCCGCCGGCCGATTCAGCAGGAAACCGCGTTGCAGCAACGCTATGCGGTGACGTATCCCGAAACGGCCTCGGGCGTGCCGCAGATTATCGGGCAGACGCTTTCCGTCACGTCC